GACCCAACTGTGGCGGACAGCCTGACCATCACCGATACCAACACGATCGCGCTGATCGACGGCCTTCAGTACCGGGTCCCGTTCGAAGGCTCACCGACCATCTCCGGCCCCCTGTCTATGTCAAACGACGGCAACGGAGACCAGACGAACTTTCACCTGGGCGGTGACCAGATCTTCATGGTCGACGTCGACATCGACTACTCGAACGGAACTCAGGGCAGTGGAGGAACGTCCAACCTGTACCTGCGGGTAGAACTCGTGTCCGCCGCCAACGGAGTCCTGCACACGGTGCAGAGCACCGACCTGTCCACCAGCGGCACGGTGTCGCTGAGCTTCGAGGTAGACAGCACCGAGGACGACGAGCTGTGGGTCAACATCGCTCCGTCGTTCCATGACAGCTTCGACATGGACTCCCGCACCCTCACGGTGACTGCCATCCGTAAGGAGGTCGCTGGCGCGGTCGTTGGTTGGCAGGCACGGACCACCAACAGCTCGACGTTCCAGGGCACACGCACGAAGGTCCTCTCGGCCCGCGCAGCGGTCGTCGGGGGGCGCTCGTACGCCATCGTCGCCAACGGCGAGGTCGAGATGACCACCGCAGCCAGCGGTGTGGTCACTCAGCATGAGATCCGGATTACGGACGACGACAACGAGCCCACCACGTCGAGCACTCAGCTTAGCCGCACGGTGGTGTCACAGGACCCGGGCGGGCTGCCGACCGGGTGCCAGATTCTTGCCGCGTACCAGGCGTCGTCGGACGGCTGGCTGCGCGCCGCGGTCGTATCTTGGCGTGTCACGGGCAGCACGGTGTGTCAGTGGACCGCTGACACCGACCGGCCGATGAGCCTCACGATCGTCGACACTGGGCCGACCATCGCTGCGGATGGCGTCGTCTCGTAGTCATGGCCTCTGACTTCCTCACGCCGACGAACCGGATCTACCGAGTCACGACGCTGACCGACGTCTCGGACGTGATCACCCCAGACGTGGACACGACCGATATCGGTCTGATCGCGCTTGATGACGACTACACCATCGATACCCCGGATGGGGCCCCTTACGACGGGCAGCGGTTGACGTTGCGCGTCACCCAGGATGGAACCGGGGGCCGCGATCTGACCTGGGACTCGGACTACGTGTTCGCCCGAGCGGCAAGCGCATACCTGAATCCGAACCCCAACTCGACCTCGGTCTTCGAGTTCATGTACCACGGCAGTGCAGCCGTGTGGCGCCACCTTCCGGATGCGTCGTGGGGTGTTGCTCGCGGCCTGTTGGCCTACAATGAGCGCACCACTCCGTACACGGGCATTTCGTCTGATGGCGTTGGGGACATCATCCTGACGACGTCTGCTCAAGTGGAGGCCGGGCGCAACTACCAGGTCATCGGGCACGGCGAAGTCGAGATTGACAACAACGTCGATGGTCGAGCTGAATCCCACATCAAGTTCACCACGAACGGGGCGACACCGACGGTTGCGTCTTCAGATCTGACCCGAGAACTGAGCACCCTGCCGGAAACCGACATCCCAGCCACGGTTCACATGGTTGCGATCTACCAGCCCGCGACTTCTCACCTGCTGACTGTTTCGATTCACTGCCAGGGGGTCAAGGACGCTCCGCACGAGCACACCTACTACGCCACGGCGGACTGGCCGATCTACATCTCGATCGAAGACGTCGGCCCGAACCTGAGTTGATCGAGAGGACGACGAATGCCCCAGATCACGGGTGCCGCCAAGGTCGCGCTGTTGAACTTCTCGTTCGACGACAACGGGGTCACACGAACTGCGCTGGTTCAGCTCACCGCTCGGATGACGGAGACGGCCACTACCGACGTCACCGTAGAAGTCGGCACGATTCTGGCCCAGGCGATCCAGGCTGAGACCGGATACACGCTTACGAAGGCCACGATCATCGAAGAGACGACCACGCAGGTATTCCCACCAGCCTGATCAAGGAGATCTACATGGCCAGCATGTCGGTGGCAGTCGCTACCGGAACCAGTGACGTTCAGGGATTCACCGGTGCGGGTCAGCTTGTCGGCTACTCGGTCCGGGAGACGGTGGGCTCGGACTCGGCAACGATCACCCTACGGGATGGCACCACTACAGGTGGTGCGGTGATCGCGAGCGACACCGTCGCCGGAGGTACTGCAAGGGCCGTGTTGCTGCCGTCGGTGCCGTTCAGTACCGGGATCTTCATCGACAGGTCGGGCTCCGGTTCGTCCGAGGTCGTTCTCTACCTCGCCTGAGAAAGGAAAGCACGCGATGACCTACGCCCTGAGGAACACCGAGGAGTGGCGTGGGCTCTCGCTGTCCGACGCCGGTGCTGAGATTCGCACGGTCGACGGGGGCGAAGAGCGCTTCTTCGGCCACGCCGCAGTGTTCGACACGAGGACGGCGATCGGAAACCCGCTGCGGTGGGGCTTCTATGAGGAGATCGCGCCCGGCGCCTTCACGAAGACGCTTTCCGAGGGCGACGCCCGGAAGCTGATCGACCACAACAGCTACTACGTCGTGAGCCGCGTCTCTGCCGGAGCTCTCTTCCTCGCGCAGGACGCGCGCGGCCTGATGGTCGATTCCGCGCTCGACGAGAACCTCTCGTACGTCCGCGACCTCAAGGCGAATCTGCGCAACCGCAACATCACCGGAATGAGCTTCGGCTTCTACGTCGTCAAGGACGACTGGAGCACGGAGCAGATCGAAACCTCCGACGGCAACACGGCCGAAGTCGAGGTCCGCCGCGTACTGGAAGTCAAGCTGATCGAGGTGAGTTCCGTGACCTTCCCGGCCTACGAGGACACCGACGCCGGGCTGCGCCACGTCGAGCGCGCCCTTCTGCGCCGCGGTGACCGTGACGCCATTCTCCGCCGCGCCGAGCACAAGCCCGAGCTGCGGCGCCTCTTGGACCACCTGCCCGAGGGCGAGAACCGCGCCGACCTCGAAGTCAGCGAGGTGGACGGCCAGGAGAACCTCACCGACGTCAACGCGCACGCGGACGTCACCGAAGCTTCGTCGGACGAGCCGGGTGAGACCACTCGAACCGACGCAGAAACCGACGCCACCACCGAGCCGGGAGAGTCCACTCGGTACCGACCGTCGGATCGCGAGTTGGCCAAGGCCGCTGATCGGGACCGTCGTCTCCGACTGCGCCGCTACCTGGCCAGCTAGCTAACCCCATCCGCACAGCCCCGGGGCATCGCCCGCGGGGCCATTCGGCGTGCCCGAGAAAGGACACGTGGACTCCAATGAGTTCCGCCATGAAGAACCGGCTCATCGACGAGATGAACCGCGTTCGCAGCCGTCAGAACGAGCTTCAGAACCGCGCCGAGGCCGAGGACCGCGACTGGACCGAGGAGGAGCGCTCGAACTGGGATGCGGCGAACGCTCGCCTCGACCAGATCGAGGCCGATCTCGCCCGCCTGGAGAAGAACGACAAGCTCGACAACATCGACTACCGCCAGGTGCTGGAGGCCCAGGGCCCCCAGAAGCCGGAGTCGTCCGAGGAGGACCGCAACGCGGCCTACGAGGAGGCGTTCGGTCGGTGGGCCCGCCGCGGCATGACCGGCCTCTCGGCCGAGCAGCAGAGCCTGCTGGTCGAGAACCGGGCCAACCAGAGCGTGGGCACCCCCTCCGAGGGTGGTTACCTCGTTCCGGACGGGTTCCGCACCGTGATGACCGAGACGCTCAAGGCGTTCGGCGGGTTGATCAACCACGCCAACGTGATCTCGACCAGCACGGGCAACCCGCTGGAGTGGCCGTCGAACAACGACACCAGCCACGTCGGATCGATCCTGACGGAGAACACGGCCGTCTCCGAGGACGCGGTGGCGTTCGGCACCAAGACCCTCAGCGCGTACGTGTACACCTCGGGCCTGGTGCTGTGCTCGCTGCAGCTGCTCAACGACTCCGCGTTCAACCTGGACACCTGGCTGCCGCGCAAGCTCGGTGAGCGCATCGGTCGGGCCACGTCCGCGCACTTCATCAGCGGCACGGGCTCGTCCCAGCCGGAGGGCGTCGTCTACAACCAGGCGGCGGCCGTCACCGGCACCGGCACCTCGGCGATCACGTACGACAACCTGATCGACCTGGAGCACTCCGTCGACCCGGCCTACCG